AGAAAAGTAGAGAAGTGGTCCTCTCCTGATTTTGATATTAGATTCCTAGCGCAGATCGGGCGATGGATAAAAAAACACGGGAAAGTCTATTCTCGGAAGTGGCATCATCTTGAATACAAGGGTCCTATGTTTTACAAGCTCGCGCACACTTCCATGTCTCGATGGCAAAAGAAAGCCGCAGCTATGATGCTGGGAGAGATGCCTCTGAACAGTTCGCGAATTGTTTTTGAGGAGGGCCGGGGATACTTGTGGTCCACCGTAGCAGAGCAATCTCAGAAAAAGAATGGCGACCGCTCGATGCAGTTCCCGGACTACACTACTGTTAAACACTTCTTTGATATTTTTGTGGATGGGGAGGGGAAGAAATCTTTCAAGACTTCCGCCATCCCGAAAGATGTGATGGGGAATTTCTGGGTCCAGCTCATCAACAAGAAAGCAAAAGTGATGACAGAGGCAGAGGTCATGCAAGGGGCTATCGAGGAAGATGAAGTCTATGACCTCTAAAAAACGTAGCTTCAAAAAAGTAAAGAAGTTCAAGAAGCCGCTTCCAGCTTCAAAAAATTCTCCCCCTCCTACAGAGGAGCCGCAGACTTTTGAAGAAGCGGAACAAGAGATCTCTTCGATCAGAGAGGCTCACACTAAAGCAAAGTATCCCCCGCCAAAGAAACATCCCGTGTTCGTGGCGAGATGGAAAGAGTACGTTCTCGATATTGTGCTCCGAGAGAATTTCAAAGCAGGACATCTTGCACAGCTTGGCGTTCTCTGCGATCTCTTTGTCGAGTACGAGACTCTTGCGGACGACATCAGGAAGAACGGATACACATACTACGCCAAAACAAGAAATGGCGATCAGTGGAAACAAAGACCCGAAGTCATTCAGATGAATCGAACTCGGGCCGAGATCAGAAACTTTTCAAAGACACTTGGTCTACTACTCGTGAAGGACAAAGAGGTTAACGGTGACAAAGACGACAAAGAGTGGGGCTGATCTCGCGCTCCTCGACAAGAGAGCGCCAACAAAAATAAATCGCAGACTAAAAAGAATCTCCATCGACCCGAGAACTTTTCTCGACATGTTACGTCCTGGAAGTTTCAAGTGGGCGACGGACGGGATTCCAGTAGACGTGGAATATCTTGGCGTGACGTTCGACGCTCCTTCAGGTACGTGGCAGATCTTCATCACACATCCCTCGTTTGATGAAGTTCCGGAATCGACTGTGATTCCGCAAGCGGTCGTAGACATTCGCACAGAGAGAATCGAGATCAATGGCTAGTCCTTTCAGCAAAGCGAAATATCCCAACGTCTTCGAGGGGCACAAGTACGCAGAGGAAGTGGTCTCTGGAAAGATCATTGCTTCCAAGTTTGTCATCGGAGCTTGCAATCGCTATCTGAGAGATCTTCAAAACACTGAAGCACACTTCTACTTTGACCCGGAGCCCGCAGAAAAATACTTGCGACTCGTTCAGAAGTTTGAACACGTCCTCGGCAAGTGGGACACGGAAGAGATCATCTACGAGCCGTGGCAAAAGTTCGTGTGGATGAACATCATGGGATTCATCAGGCGGGACAACTCGCGAAGAAGGTTCCGCATCGCGCACATCGAAGTAGCTCGCGGAAATGCAAAGTCGGCGATGGCCTCTCAAGCCGCTTTGTATTTCATGGCACTCGATAACCCAGTCGGAAACCAAGTGGCGACAGTCGCCACGAAAAAAGAACAAGCTCGAATTGTTTTGGACTCTGCACGAAACATGGCGAGAAAGAATCGCTCGTTCCTAACGAACAAAGGAGTTCGCGTCCTTGCTCACTCCGTTGTCCAGGAAAGAACTAACTCCGTTATCCGCGCTCTTGCCGCTGAAGCGTCCGGGCTAGACGGCTTGAACGATGTCCTTGCAGTGTGTGACGAGCTTCACGCGATGAAGAGAGATGTCTTCGAGGTCATCTCGTCTGGTATGTCGAAGCGTTCGGACTCACTCATCCTCTGCATCACGACAGCCGGATTCGATGTGGACTCGGTCGGCTACTCTCAATCAGCCTACGCAAAGAAAGTCTCCACGGGCGAAGTGGACGACGATCAGTTCTTCTCGATTGTGTACTGCATTGATGATGATGACGACATTTTTGATGAGTCGTGTTGGATAAAAGCGAATCCTAACTGGGGCGTGTCAGTGGACCCAGTTACGTTTCGTGCAAAAATGGAGAAAGCAAAAACTACTCCAGCCGACGTTCCAAATTTGAAAGTCAAACATCTCAACGTGTGGATTTCGGAAGCTCATGCCTTCTACGATACAAAGAAATGGGAAGCGTGTGCTGATGAGAATCTAAAGATCGAAGACTTCAATGGGAAAAAAGCTCGAATGGGAATAGATCTCGCGAGCCATGTCGATTTGACTTCCATCGCTTTGATTTTTTATCAGGACGGAAAGTATTTTATTTTTGACAGGACCTACATACCGGAGAAGACGGTCGAGGAAACTCGAAGTCAGCTCTACGACGACTCGATCAGCAAGGGGTACTTAATAAAAACTCCGGGAGCGGCAATAAATTTTGGATTTATCCGCGACGAGGCTACAGCTTTTTCAAAACAATTCCGAATCAGCGAATGTCTTTACGATACTTGGAACGCGACAGAGATGGCTCAAAAGCTCTCGGACAAAATTGAAATGGTAAAGTTCGGGATGAACACAGCCAATCTTTCGGAGCCGATGAAGAAGCTCGATGCTCTGATGCGAGAAGGGAAGATCGTTCACAATGGCTCGCCATTGGTAAAGTGGTGTATAGGGAACGTGGTCGCAAAGCGCGATCATAACGACAACGTGTTTCCTCGCAAGAGTCATGTGCGGCTGAAGATCGACCCGGTGATTGCTATTCTCATGGCCCTAGCGGGATGGCTCGCCGATGAGAACAAGGAATCAGTATACGAGCACAGGCCAATCCGCAGTTTTTGACATCGCCTCAAGTCCAGATAACGCAAAGCATCTAAGTTCGAGAGTAGAATTTACTTTACTTGAACTTGTTTTGAACTAACTCTCTGAGACTTGAGGGGACTACATGCCGCAAAAGATTTTAGGGTTTCGAGCGACGAATCGGACATCACAGCCTTTCGAGATCAAGGCCAAGTCCGCGACCAAAGCTGAAATTATTCTCTACGCCTCAATCGGCGATTCATGGTTCGGCGATTCAATCACAGCAAAGAAATTCTCTGATGAACTCAAAGCTCTCGAATCCACAGTCAATGAAATCACTGTTCGCATCAACTCACCCGGCGGCGATGTGTTTGATGGCATCACTATTTACAATCGTCTTAAACAGCACAAGGCCAAAATTATCGTCCGTATTGACGGCCTCGCGGCGTCCATCGCATCAATCATAGCCCTTGCGGGTGATGAAGTTATCATCGGCGAGGGTGCGCTTTTCATGATTCACAAGCCTTGGACTTTCGCGATGGGAAATTCGGATGACCTTGATGCCACAAGTTCCCGACTCATCGACGTAGAAGAACAACTTGTTTCCATTTACAACAAACGAACGGGACTAGATCGCTCCGAAATCAAAGCCATGCTCAAAGCAGAGACGTGGATGGATGCAGATCAAGCAATAGAAAAGGGATTTGTTGACCGCAAGGAAGATGAATCTATTCCCCTCGCCGCATCTATCTTTGAAAATTCAAAGTGGATAACTAAGGCTCCGAAGACTTTCAAGTCAGAGACGGCAGTTATCCATGCGGCTAAAGATGATTTGAAAAATAAAATTGAGAAAATTTTAGCTCGCAAATAAAGCGCAGCGTTTCTCGAAACTGTAGGCACAAACTAAAAACGAAATTGGAGATTGAAAAATGGGACCAGAACAAATTCGAGCACGCCTCGCTGAAATCGCTGCCAAGCTGGAGAGCACACAAGCTGGAGCGGAAGGATACACAGAAGAACAAATCGCAGAGATCGAAGCTCTGAACTCGGAGTTTGAGACTTTGAACTCTCAGCTCGCGGCACACGAAAAAGTAGAAGCGATGAAAGCAAAAGCTGCGGCTCCAGCTCCTCGCGCTACAGCTACTACTGCTACTCCACGAGTAGAAGTAGGCCGTTCGGCTACTGATCGTTTCGGTGGTTTCAAATCGACAGGCGACTTCCTGATGGCAGTTAAAGCTGCGTCTTCAGGAAAGATCGACACAAAGCTGATGAACTCCATCGGCTATGAGAAGAACGGCGAAGACGGCGGATTCTTGGTTCCAGAAGAAATGTCTTCTGAGATCATCAAGAAGCTCGCGACAAAAGAATCTCTTTTGTCTGCGACTCGCGAGTTCAAGATGAGTGGCAACACTCTCTCGATGAACATCGACGAGACACAGCCTTGGAACTCAGGCGTTCAGGCGTACTGGACTGCGGAAGGTGCTCCGATCACAGCATCGAAGCCCGTGTTCAAGCAAGCTCACCTTCGCTTGCACAAGTTGGCAGCTCTCGTGTCTTTGACAGACGAGCTTCTCGATGATGCGACTGCAATCGAGTCGTATGTGAAGGAAGCGGCTCCGGAAGCTATCATGCACAAGTTGAATGACTCGATCATCAACGGGGATGGCGTCGGTAAACCAAAGGGCATCTTGTCGTCTCCTTTTGCGGTCACGGTTTCAAAAGAAACGGGTCCACAAACTGCGGACACAATCGTCGCGGCGAACATCATCAAGATGTACTCGCGCATGTTCCCACAAGCTCGCGCTGGAGCGGCTTGGTACATC